AGGTCGTCTATGCGAACGATGAGTTCGACGTGATCTTTGGCGACGACCCGAAGATCCTGCACAAGCCGGTGAAACTGGGCGCCGACCGCGGCGAGATGATCGGCGCGTACGCGATCCTGAAGGCGCGCACGGGCGAGGTCTACCGCGAAATTATGGACAAGGTGCAGATCGAGGCCGTGCGCGCGCAGTCGAAGTCGCCGGACTCGCTGATGTGGACCAAGTTCGCCTCCGAAGGCTGGCGTAAGACCGTGCTGCGCCGCTGCGCCAAGCGGGTGCCGTTGAGCGAGGAACTGGTGCAGCGGACCTTGGACGCCGACGACCAAGCGTTTGAGTTCGACAGCGCGCCGCCGGAGGACATGCCCTCGTTCGATCCGGAGACCGTCGTGTACGAGCAACCCGCCGCAGCCGAGCCGGTGCCGGCAGTCGAGGAGACCAAGGCCGAGACGGTGCAGCAGACCGTGAAGCCGGAGCAGGCCAAGGCCAGGCGGTCGTCGAGCTTGAATCAGGCAGTCGAGCAGGCCAAGCAGGACGACATTTTTTAAACCCATGGCGGCACGGATCTACAGTCCGTGCCGCTCCCAGTTGCCGCGCTGCCGGCGACGCATCAACGTCAGCAGTCCGTGCTTCGCCATCATGGCGTAGAACGACGCGCGGTGCAGTCCGCTCGCTCGACAAGCCTCAGTGACATTTCCGCCAGCGCGGCGCAGCGCGTCCTCCACGTAGCGCCTCTGGCACGCGCTCATCCATTCCCGGTAAGTTACAGCCAGATCTTCGCTTGATTCCATAGGCTCCTCAGCCATTGGATCAAGCGACCGAAAAATTTCCGGGTGCGCTCGGCGTCTCCGCGATCGTGAACGTGGCCTCCGTCGACCACGCGGAGTTCTCCGGCCCGATCGCTTGTACGGCGGCTGCGTAGGAGCCTGGCGAGAGCGCGGGCGAGAAATTCGACAGGGGCGCGGAAAGCATGCCTGCGCCCTGCACCGTGAACGTGAAGGGATACGTGCCTGCGGCACTGCCGGCCGCCGTGGTCAAGCGGGCGCCGACCGTATAACCGGTGATCTCGCCAGCCGCGATCGCGGTGCCGTCCGTGTTGGTCGTGGGCTCGGTCCATGAAAACTTAGTGGGATTGGGCATTGTTTACTCCAGAGGGTTGGGGCCAGTCGGCGATGGTTTCGCGGCACTGAGCGATGACGGTTTCGTATTTGGCTTCAAAGGCATTGATGGCGGGCCGGATGTCGACAGCACCGCCTCGAGATCCTGCGTCAGTTCCCCCGGCGCCGGCAGCTTGACCGCCGGAGGGGGCGGGACTTGGCACGGCACCGGGACAAGTCGGACTGGGGCCGCGCTGCACCCAGACAGGAGTAGTAACAGTGCGCACAGGGATCGCTGCCAGTGCCTCGTCATAATCTTCCTTCGCGCGAGTAAGTTGCGCTTGGTAGTTGACTTCCGCTTCGGCCGCCTCGGCCGCCGCTTGGTCTTTGGTCACGGTCACGGCGGCGAGGCATTTTTGATCGCCGATCTGCTGCTCGACGTGATCGTGATGCACCCACAGCGCCCACACGCCGAGCGCCGCGAGCAGAGCGCCGCCGATCTCGGCGACAGTTCGATTGGCCAGCAGCCATGCGATCATCCTTGCGTATCCGGATTCAGCTTCTTATCGACTGTGCTGCCGATGCTGTGGATTGCAAGCGCCAGCGTCGAAAGCGCGACGTACGTGCCTCCGTCGATCTTGTTTTGGAACAACGCGAACGCTCCCGTGATCTGCACGAACAGCGACTGGACAAACTTACGCGACAGGTACGATTGCATACGGAATGTCCGAAGGCCATGCGCCGGTTTCGATCATTTTGGCAACCCGCTCGCCGCGGGTAGGTCCCACGTCCTTGTACCACTGGGAGTTCCGCACTTCAGACGCCGCCGCGGTGAAATCTTGGGCCTTCAGGTCGGCGATCATCTTGACGAAGTGCATGAGTTTTTCCGGTCCCATGAACGCCAAGTCGATCAGCGCGGCTTTGCGCACATCGCTCTCATCCGTGTACCACGCATATTGCTCCAAAAATTTGCGCATGTCGGCGATGTCATTTTGGAGCATCAGCTCGGCTTCGTCAGGACGAATGCCGATGTTTTGGATATTGCGCCCAACCCCGATGGTCAAGAGACCCTTCGTATCGCGGTACAACTGCAAACGCACGCCTTCCTCGACCGAAAGCTGCTTGACCAACCGCGCCGTCAACTCGTCCATGCCCCCTCCTGATGCCGGTCTACGTCCCTTCGCCGCGATAGATCTTGATGACGCCGGTTCCGGCCGCGCCAGCGACTGCCGAGGCGGTGGTCGCCTCGGGATCGATCGTGATGACTTTGAAACCTCCCGCCGGAATGTCGATGCCGATGGTCGGCGATGCGGGATAGGCCGCGATCTGCGCCGCCGTGCCGATGTTGACCTGCGCCACCGAGGTGGTCTCGTTAAAGATGTACAACTGTTGCGGGATCGCCTGTGCGCCAGAATTAGCGGGTGGCAAATTGCCGGTGACGGCAGTACCGGCGGTCGCGACTGTCAACACGAGTGGCGGCAGCAGCCCGTGGGTCGCATCGGTCATCGGCTGGAACGCATAGTTCTGCATGACTTACACGTCCCTGATGATCTTGACGCGCTTCGACGGCCGGTACGGGTTACTTGGATCGTCGGGCGAGCCGCCGACATCGACACCGAGCGCGAACGGTCGGCCGCTGCGATTCATGGTGTCGTAGTTGTCATTGCTGCGGGTCGCGTGCGTCGATTCGATCAGCGCGTCGGGCTTGCCGTTGGGCCACACCGGAACCTGCCGGCTGTGATCGAACACGAAATTGGGAACCTTCGCCGCCGTGTTCAAATTCGTCGGCGTGCGCTTGCGCAAGGTCGAGGTCGTGCTGATGCGCAGCGCCTCCTTGTCGCCGCCCGTGACTTCCGGGTAAGGGTCATGCTTCGCGTTCATCGTCATCGGCTTCGCCATGAGTAATCTCCGGTTTCCTGATGTTGCCGAACAAGATCGGCAGAAAAATGCACACACCGAACGCAGCGGCCATCGCGAAGTGCAGGACCGTGCCCTGCATCATTGCCCACGAGAATAACCCGAAAGTCATGAGTAATGCCAGTAAAGTCAATACTCTATGGCTTAGGATGGTCAGCCCGATATGAACGGCCTGCGCCAGTTCAAAATTCGTCACCTTCATCGTCGCCCCCCTCGTCACTGTCGAACCCCTTGCCGAACCGCGGGCCTTTGGCCTTCAGTTTCAGCGCCTCGAACTTCATCGCGATCTCAATGGCCTTGGCCTTCTGCTCAAAATCGCTGGATGTGGTCGAGGCTTTCAGCATGTCCTTGACGGCCTTTTCGAGCGCCGGATCGACGCCTTCTTTGGGTTTGGTCACTGATCGTTGCTCGGCGTCGCGGCTTCAGCGCCACCCAACTGGCCCATCTTGCGGAAAAGGTCCGCCGTACGCACCATCCACACGAACTCGTCGCGCTCGCGTCCCGTGACGACCCAGCGCGCGACGGACGGATGCAACACGACGAAGCGCATGACGGAGGCGACCGCTTGTTTGTACAGGCGCTCGCGGAGCGGCTTTTCCAGTACCGCGCCGGCCGACATACCCGCCATCGCGGTATCGGAAGCCGCGCCGCTCTTGAACGGGAACATGAATTTGATGACCTTGGAAATTTGCCGCATGTCGCTCGCGAGGCCATCCGGAAACAGCAAGTCCTGCTGGTTCTTAGTGAACGCAGAGAGCGCGTTTTCGAGCGCGCCGTTGCCCACCTTGTTGATGGCGTTGATGTTGGCGTTGCGCGCAAGTTCTTCCAGCGCCGCTTGCTGAACTCCCTTCATCTGCGGCGAGTTGATGCCGAAGGTTTTCGCAACCGCCATCGTGCGCGCCTCTCCTTCCGCGCCAGGGCGCACGACCCACTGATACGCTTCCTCGCCCGTTTTGGAGGGATCGGCCAGGATCGCGAGCGCGTTGTGCTTCATGAAGTCGTCGAGCCGCGCCTGATGCTCTTGCATAGACGTGAGAATGTCGCGAGTCGAGTGATTGGCGAGCAACGCGGGGTCCAACTTCCCTTCGCGACTGGCGACCATTTTCGCGATTTCGCGCAAGTTCGCCACCGAGTCTTCGCCATGAATCTGCGCCAGCATCTTGGTGCTGTCGCTGTCACGCAGGTTGTTGAGCATCTTCATGCCGTCGAGAGCCGGCTTACCGTCCGCGCCGATCGACGTGAACCGCCGCAGGTACTGCTGCATGTGCACGGCCTGCACTTGCCGCCACACGTCATCGCCGACAATCTGACGGATGCCGCTCGCTCGAGCGGTGTAGCCGGGTTGCGCGATGAGCGAGACGATCTTCTCCGGATCCGGCGGCATCCCTGATTTCGTCGCCTTGGCGAGCTGCGAGATCGCCGCGTCCTTGAACTTCGCGAGACCTTTCTTGTACGCCGCATCGACCGCATTCAACATCTCAACCGCGCCGCCCGCGGCGGGGTCTTCGGCGGCCGATTGAATCGCGGTGTCCATGGCATCGGCCAGCCGGCCGAAGTCGTGCTTGGCGTAGCCGGGCGTCAGGTTATTGACGTACGCCTTGTCCTTCAGCACGGTGCGGATGCGCTGCGCCTGCGCGAGCGTCAACTTCCCGTCTTCAGGAAGTTCAATGCCGAACTCTTTCAGAAGCACCGCGTCTTCCGGCTTAACCGGCTTTTTTGCGAGCGTCGACATTTCCTTGACGATCGCCTGCACGCTGGTCTTCGGCAATTGCGCCGTGATCTCGCGCGCGACAGAAGCGACCTGATCGGTGGGCACGATTTTGGCGCCGCCGGTCATGGTGTCGATCTTGGAATAAAGCGCCGAGAACTGCTCGCCGAACTGCTTGCGGGCAGCGAGGATCGCGTCCGAAGTCTGCTGCGCGAGGTTGCCGTCTTTGCTGGCGTCGATCGCGTCGAACACCGGCTTCAACTGCGCGTCGATGTGCTTGTCGGCCAAATCCGCCATGCGCGTCACCGAGGCCGTCATGGCGTCGACGTGCGCTTGAACGCTCGCCTTTAGGTCGTTGCCGACCGCCTCATGCGAGGCAGCGTAGCTCGGATCGGACACTTCATCGGCGAGTTTGTCGACGTACGCGGGCGGCATGCCGGAACCGCGCAGGGTCTTTTTCAGGTTGTCGATGACGAAGGCCATGTTGCGCTGATCCTGCGCCTCGTACTTGCCGGTGAGCTTTTCGGCATCGACCTCAATGCGGCGCAGTTTGATTGCATTCGGCGCCATGGACGCATACGGCGGGCGCGCGCCGCCTTTCCATGCATCCTTGGTCATCGCCCGCGACTCGTCGGTAGCGCCCGTAATGAAGGCTGGCAGGCGGAATTGAGCCAGACGCGCGGCGGACTCGCCCAAGAGTTTGCCGCCGGCCTCGCCAAGCGCGCCTTCCTTCTCGGTGCTGGTCAGTGCCTCGCCGTATTGCTCCGGGGTTTTGGCGTAGTTGCCTTCGAGCGCCTTCTTTCCTTCAATGAGCGTCTTGCCGCCCATGGCGCCAATGGCCGCACCGCCGACGCCTCCCAAGAGCGCGCCCCAAGGACCTCCGGCGGATCCGGCCTCAGCGCCGGAGCCCGCGCCAGCGAGCATTCCGGCCAATTTCGGGCTGTCGCCGACGAGCTGCGCGACAAAACCAGAGTCGTTGCCGACCCGGTATATGGCGCCAGACGGCATGCGTACCATAAGCGCCTGCTCTTTGCCAGACCACTCGCGCGAGACGTTTTCTTTGCCGTACTTGTGCTGAAAGTACAGTTCTTTCTCGTCGATATTGTCGGCCTGAGACAGCGCGACCTGATCGGTGAACGGCAACGCATCGCGCGGTTGATGCATCCCAGAAGGGTGGCTTTCGCCGCCTCGAGGCGCATCGCCGGGCGACGGCGCGTTCAACTGCTCAAGGATTTTCGGGTCCGTGACGCGCTCGCCGGGCTTCGGCGGCGGATCTGGCGCGTTCAGCGCCTCGAGAATCTTTGGATCCGTGACCGCCGTGTTCACGGACTGCCTGCCTTCACGGCCCAATCGGTCGGACCTGGACCGGTCTTGACGTAAGTGACACCATTGACGGTCTTTTCAATCGGAGCCTGCTCTGAGTTTGTCGAGCCGCCTTTCGCGGCACCAAGCAGTTCCTTCAACTGCTGCAAAGAACTGACCGTGTTCTGCGGCGTAGATCCCAATTTCAGTCCGCGGGCGATCTGCTCAACGCGCGCGCGCTCGTCGCCCGCGCTCTTGCTGGAATCGGTGAGCAGTTTCGGCAATTTCAACAGCAGTGCATCCATGTTTGACTGGAAATCGTTCGCCGCTGTGTTGTTGCTCAATCCCAAGATATTGCCGCCGACCTCGCCCGCGCGCCGCACATAGCCCATGCCGCCCACGATGGTGGGATTCTGCTGTACCTGTTCGATCAATTTGTCGATTTGAACCGCTGCTTCGGACAAGTCTTGGTCGCGCTTTTTCTCTTTGGCTGTTTTCGCGCCCGCGTCCTTCGCCTGCTTGGAGGCGGCGGCCTGAGCAAGACGCTGTTCGCGCATCGCGGCAACCACGTCTTGGTCAGAACGGTGCGTGATCTCGGAGTGAATGTTGTCGATCTGCGCTTGCAGTTTGACCCGATCGCCGATCGCCTTTTTGGTCAGGTTCACGTCCTTGTCGATGATGCCGACCGCTGCATTGGCCGCTGCGACCGCCTTCTGGTCCGCATCGATGCGTCCCTTGTAGGCATTCAGGTAAGCCTTATACACGTCATTCCAAGTCCGCGACTTTTCCTGAAACTGCTGGTACTTGGCGTCGTAGTCGGCGCGCGCTTTCTGATAGCCGTCCTCGTTGCCCTGAACCAGCCCTTTCATCATGGCGTTCGTCGACTGGATCATGGCAATACCGTGAACGCGGCCAAACGCACCGCCGATCGCGCCCAACCCAAGCAAAAGCGGCGCTTGCTTCATCAAATCGTCGAAATGATCCTTCGGCACTTCCTCGTTGAACGTCGGCTGAGGGCCAGCGGCGCCAGCGGGATCAAAATTTGCCACATCGGACGAGAATCGATCTTCGGCCTCGCGTTGTGTCCCGACCGCATCGGCTTGACGCTTAAGCGCATACGCCAGATCCGGGTCAATGTCGGAACCGGCAGCGGCCGGCGGCGTGGAATCGATTTGCATGTCGGTCATTATCCGCCACCCAAGTCTAAGTCGAAATCAATGTCGTCGCTGCTCACGTCGAGCGGCGGCGCACTCAATTGATTGTCAAGCGAAGTCGACAGGTCCAAGTCGTTGCCCTGCTGCTGCATCTCCTGATTCAAACTCAACTGATCGGCAGCGTTGTTGCTCATCGCATACTGACTGCTGTCGACCGGGTTGTTGGGATCGACGCCGACCTGATCGGGATTGACCGCCGCATTGGTCGCCGCCGTGTTAGTGGTCGGGTTCGTGAGTTTTGAAAGCAGACTACCACTGCCTAAAGTGGCCGCATTCGCCGCATTGGCGGCGCTGCCGAGAAGGCCGCCGCCGCTGCCGCTGGCTTGACTTTTGGCGTACGCAGCGGTCAACGTTCCCAGCAACTGGGACACCTGCGCCGAGTAGTTTGCATCCGTCTGCATCGCCGTCGTGATCGCCGTATTCATCTCGCCGACGCCGATGTTGGTCTCGGCCATCGCGTTCGAGAGGTACGTCTGCAACTGGCTGGAAGCGAACTGCTGACCTTGCAGAATGAGGCTCTGACCGGCTTGAGTCGTGGTCAGGTACTGGTCGTATGCCTGATCGCCGGTCGCGAACTGCTGATTGAGCAATTGCTGCTTCGTGATGAGCGCGTTATTGTCGATCGACTGGTTCTGAGCCGCCAAGATGGTCGAGTCGGTGATACCGGCGCTCGCGAGCTGCTGCGCGACTTGCTGTTTCTGCGCGGCCACTTGCGCGTCCAAGGTCGCTTGATCGCCAGGCGACAGTGTTCCGCTCGCGTAATCCTGAAACGCTTGCTGCGCAATCTGCGAGAGGCCCGAATTGTTGGCCGAGTTGATGAGCGCGTTGCCTTGCGTGGTCGCCGTGTTGACGACGTTCTGATCGGCGGTGCTCAAAGTGCCGGTGTTGTAAGCGTTAGTCAGCGTGCCGGCTTCCGTGAGGCTCGGCTGCGCCAAATTTTCCATCTGGCTCACATACTGCTGGTCCTGAGCCTGTCCCGCGTTCGCTTGCGCAATGCCGATACCGGCAACCGCCGCGTACGGAGCCAAGCTGCCCAAGGTAGACCCCAACTGACTCGCGCTGCCAAGACCGAGAGACGAGCCCAAGCTGCTCAAGAACGACGACCCGGTGCCCGTGCTCGTGTCGGTCAGCGCCTGGTTTGCGGGATCGGTCAACGCCGCGCTTGAGGAATCGGTTGGCATGACAGTGGAACCGGACACCGACGTAATAGGCGCCAAGGTAGAAGTCGGCACCGCGCTAGGCGCAACGATCGTGTTCGAGTCCTGTGTCGTCATATCGAATATTTCCTCAGCGGCTCACCCGGTTGCGCGGTCGTCTGCGGCGTCGTGCTGCTGCCCACGGTCGGGCCGCCGAGCACGTCGGCAGAGATGCTTTGCGCGCCACTCGTCGGCAGCGAAGACGCCAGCGCGGGCGTATTGGCCTGGGTCGCCGTGGCCGGTGACTTCTGCCCTGACGGTGATGTTAACGTACTGCCAGCCAAACCTCCCAATTCGTTGCCGATGGCACCAGCAACCAAATTGCCACCCGGCAAACCGCTGCCCGACAGACCTCCGGAAACGAGCCCAGACACCCCCTTAGAAAGCGCCGACTCCTCGACGTTGCCGCCGGTCAGTTCGGCTCCGAGAGCCCCTGTGCCTGCGCCGATCGCGCCCTTGACGAGACCCATTGAGGCGGACGAACTTAATCCCGTGGCGTTGGATAGGGATGAAGCAGCCGGCGCGGCCGCCGCTCCCAAACCGCCACCGACCGCGCCTTCAAGGACACCAGTGCCGACGTTCTGGCCCGTCAGCCCGGAATTGAGCGCGCCGCCAGCGGCGCCCGCCACAGCGCCGTTCGCAACTGAACCCGCCGTGCCGCTCAAAACGGAACCGGCCGCACCGATTTCGGGAGCGAGCGTGGCGCCAACACCAGCAGTGGCTCCCGCAACCGTGGCGGTCAGCGCCAAGTCGCCAAGTACAGTGTCGAACAGGCTCTCGCCGTAAACTTGATTGTCGACCGTCTTGGAGGCGTAATTGGTCGCACCTTCAATCAACTGATTGTATTGTTGCTCTGCCTGCGGCGTGTAGGTGGTTTTGAGCGCCTGAATTTGCTGCGGCGTGTAGCCAGATGCCGCCAAGTAGTTATCCATCAGCGTGTTGAAATTCTGCGCCGTGCCGGCCCACTGCGGGTTGGCGTCGATCTGCTGCGCTTCTGCTTCTTGTCCCGCGCCGGTCAATTGCGCCGTACTTCGGCCACCTTGCACGCCGCCGGAGCGGGCGTACGCTTGACTCGTCTGAAGCGGAGTGTCCGCCGTCAGCTCCTCTTGGTTGGTCAGAAATTTTAGATCGGGAACGCTCAATCGAATATCTCCAGTCCCTCATCCAAGCGCGTGTGGATCAGCGTGTGCATTTGCATCCACGTGTAAAAGTCGTCCTCGTTGTCCCATGTGTATTGCGTGAGCACGTTTAAGTCGATGGTCTGATCTGGCGCGGCGAACGACTGCAAATTGTAGTGCGCCATCGCGTGATTCTGAAACCACGTGTCGTCCGGGTAGGTCTGGAAGTTGTACGATCCGGTCGAGACGCCTTGCAAAGATGCAGCGTAGGCGTAGCTCTGATGGCGGAAGGCATGCGCGAGAAGGAAGCAGTCAAGCGAATTTTTGTCGTTCAACTGCGTGTTGGCGTACAAGAACAAGGACGGCATCACATTCTCGGCATCACTTGCTCACGACGATTTCCAAAATGCGGTCGATCTTCTGGTCGCGGATGTTCGAGCGCGTGTCTTGATCGTCCAGGCGCTTGATGACGGCATCAAAGCGATCCTTGACGTGATCGCGGTCCGCCTTCGCTTCTTCGAGCCTGTCGATGCGCTCAATCTGCTTATTACCTACCCAACTAAGCAAGCCCACAGTGATCGCTCCTATGACTGAAACGATATGCCAAGGTTGAATTTCATTCATGACCTTCCTTAGATTAAGCCACTTTCGTCACGTTCAAGTAACTACCGATACCAAGCGTCGTCTGATTGACGCTGGCGCTGTTTTGCGCAAAAGCCATCGCCAAAGTACCCGTGCCGGTGACGGTGATAGATCCCTTGATGAGAAAACCATATGGAGTCGATGCCGAATTGGAAACGCCTGTATCGGTGAACAGCGCGTTGCCGACCGACGAGGCCACATTGACGCTGTTGATGGCGCTGTTTTCTTGCAACGGTGACGACGTGGCCGTGAAAGTTCCCGAATAATTGATGTTGAAATTCACGCCGGCCGTTGGCGAGGAAACATTGTAAAAAAACACCAAGCACTCGATCTGATACGTGCCGGTCGCCGTAATCGCGTACGTCAACTGCGTGCTGTTGGTCGGCGTCGTGCTGCTTGCACGCCCTTCGGTCGCGGTCGCGGGTTTGTAGACGGTGGTCGAACCAGAACCCACGGCGACACCGTTCACGTAAAGGCCGGTGGCGTTGATGGTTCCAGCGCCCTGGCTGCCGCCAGTAGCGCCGTTCATAAAAAGTCCGCCGTTTGATGCTATTTCTGCGGAAACTGTTCCTGTGCCGTTATCTCCACCAACATAAAAAGTATGCGCCCCGGTACTTGTGGCAACGTAGTTGATGTTGCCACCGTAGTCGGCCCGCAATCGAGCAACAAGTGTTCCATTCAAACCAAAGTCTATCGAAGACTGCATTTGAAAATACAGGTTGTTAATCCGTAATCCGCCTACACCACCGTAAGATGTGGAAAATGCGCTGCTGTTGATATAGACATTGGTGTTGGAGCTGGCGTCTATAGCCAACGCAGCGTTGGCGCCAATCTGTAGAGATACCGTGCTGCCGATGACGTTCATCGGCAAGTAAGCGGCACCCGTGCGGTTGTACGCCTGGATCGCACCTGCGGTGCCGGTGTTATAGAGTTCGGTGCCTGCACCGGTAAACCCGCTGGTTCCGGCCCCTTGCACTTGCAGAGATTGCCCTATGGTAGACGAGCCTGTATTCACTAACCCGGCCTGTCCGGATGCGGCGTTGACGGTGAGCGCAACGCCGCTGGATGGAGCGGATATAACGACATTGCCAGTGGTTTGTAGTGTCGTGAACTTGCCAGCGGCTGGAGTCGTAGCTCCGATAGACGGTGGGCTCGCGAGGTAATTCGAGAAACCCACGCCCGACACGGTGCTGGACGCGCTTAACGTCGTAAACGCACCCGTGTTCGGAGTCGTGCTGCCGATCGGCGGCGGCGAGGCGAACAGCGCGGTGTAGCTGCCGCCGGAATTGCTCGGCTGCGGATTCAAGACCACATAGTTAGTGCCGTTGTACATGATCGGCACCAATTGCCCGGCAACGAACTGACCCGACACAAGTGCCGATCCGTCAGAGTTCAGCAGAGTGACTGCACCCGTGCCATTGATGTTGACCGTAACGGAAGCCGAAGTGGTCGTGTTCGCCAGTTTGAACTGTACACCGACGCCGGCAACCAAATTGAACGTCGTGTTCGTCGGCGTGGTCAGCGTGACGACGTTCGCGGCGCCAGACGTGTCGACCAGATAGTTCGAGTACGTGCCGAAGTCGTTGATCGCGGCGTACGCGGCCGAAAAGTTCGTGTCCAGTTCCGATAGCGGGATCGGACCCGACTGCGTTTGGAACGTGAACCCGATTGAGATTGGCTTTGCCATGAGTTAATTCCACCGTGCCCGCAATTTGTAGTCCATGTTGGCCGCGCTGAATTGATAGATCGACGCACTCGCACTGATCGTCGCGCCAACGTACTTGCCGTACACGCCGGGACTGGTCGAGTTGTAGAGAAGATACTCACCCGTGAACCAAGCCACGGGATTGAGCGCATTGTTCTCCCACGCGACGATGTTGCCGGCGTTGTTCTGCCAGCCGACGTTGCCGCTGGTCGCGAGCGTCACGGCCTGAGACGATCCGCTCACCGTGTCGATGGTCATGCCGAACGAGCCGCTGAAGGTCGAAATCGTGACCTCGAAGCCGGCGCGGATGACCTGCTTGTCGGCGAGCTCGTCCTCCATCGGCCACAGCGGCGTCTGCAAGATAGTCTCGGGTCCGACCGACGTGTTCGCGAACAACTGATAGAGTTGATTGCCGAGAAATCCGAACAGAGTAGGCTCGTTGCTGACGATACCGGAGCACACAAAGGTCAGCGCGCCAAAGTTCGCGAACCACCACTTGTTGTCGTGGTTCATGGCAAGGACCGTGTTCGATCCCCACTCCGGGTCGTTCAATCGCTGGATCAGGAACGCCGAACACAAGATGTTGTTGACGACGCATTGGCCGCCAGAGATCGCCTGCGAGAAATTGATGTACTTCCACGTGCCGTCGATGTCGCTTGAGATCTTGTTTGCGTTCGTGCCGTACAGGCTCCAAGCGCCGAACCGATTCGTGAAATTGAGCGCCTGGTTCATCGCGAAGATGGATCCCGGCTGATCGGAGCCGATGATGGCTTGAATGTTCAAGTTAGTGAACAACGGCGTCGGAGGACTCGCGCCAGAGGGCACGTAGACGTCCGAAATGCAGTTGATCCCGGTGGGTCCGATGATGTAGAGATACCCGTTCTGCGCCTGCAAGCGAGTGAGCGTGCTGCGAATGGTCGGATCCGTGAGGTTCACCGTACCCGCGCCATTCGCGGGCAAGAAATAGTTGGTTCCACTGACCGTGCCGTCGTCGAAGCCATTCGCACCCGTGAAGGTCAGCAACCGACCTGCCAAGATCCACACGCGGCCGAAAGCGACGGCAATGTCAATGGTGCCGCTGCTCAACGTCGGCACACCCGTGCCGGTCAGCTTCGTCAGCGTGCCGGTGCCGGCCCAGTAGTAATAACCCGTGGTGTCGACAACCAAAAGATCGGTGTTCTTCCACTGCGAGAGCCGCGATCCAGCGCCAGAAAAGCCGCTGCCTATCTGCGTGTTGGTCTGCGCAACGATGTTCCAAGCGTACACATATCCATCGCTCGAAAAGCTGATGATGTAGTCGACGCCGCCGACGTTGGCGTAACCCGCCCAATAAATCGTGTGCGTGGTGTAGTTGTAGAGCGCCGAAGACAGCGCGGGCACGGTCTGCACATTGGCATCGCCAATGGGCTGCATGTTCTCGAGATACCACCAGGCATCATCGGGAAGGGCGTTTCGCGCTGAGTTGTTGACGACGCCTTTGAACTTGCGGAAGATCTTGGTTCGGCGCGGAGCTTCACCCTTTTCGGGCAGTTGATCGGACATGCATCACGTCGCGTACGGGTTCGGCAGCACCCGCGTCATGAAGGCGCGCTGCGCGCGGCGGCCCTGTTCGTAGTATTGCGCCTTGAAGATGTTCGCCTCGCCCATCGACTGCTCCTTGAACTTGGCGAGATAACAGGCCCAATACTGCACGGGGTCCGTCCACGGCGGCGGGATGGTGTCGACATCGGTCGTGAGCACGAGCGGCGTCGGCAGTACGGCCACGTCCCAGTCGGTCACATAGTTCTGATCGGGAATCGGCCCGACATAGATGTTGAGCGCGCCCATGCGCGTAAAGATCACGGGCCGGGACTGGTACAGTTGCCACGCGCGCACCTGGGCGTCGAACTGCGAGAACGCCATGTAGTTCATCTTGAACCGAGTGTTTCCCCAGTAAAGCGAGATTCCGAGCACGTCGACGACCGGGTTCGTGATCGGCGTGCTCGCGGTCGCAACCGATGAGGCAATGTTGTAGAGCTCGGTGCCCGCCGTGAGGCTGATGGTGGTCGCGAGTTGACGCAGGCACTTGGAGTCCTGCGCGATCTGATTTCGGCCGGCGTTGATGTAGTCGGTCAGCTCGGAGACCGGCCAGAAGTTCGCGCTTGTGTCATGCAGAAGGCGCTGGCATTGCGTGATGTAGTTTTGCAGCGTCGTCGACATACCACATCACGCCTTCTTTGACCTTTAAAACACTTCGCCATCGTCCTCCGCGTCCGCCGCGGGCGCCGCTGCTGTCGCGGCCGGTTGCCCGATCTTGGGTCCATCGGGGGGCGCTTTGAAGGCACCCCCCTCAGTCCCACTTGCAGCCACGGGGGGGCCAGCGGTGCCAGTTTCGGCGGAGCCCTTCGCCTTCTTCGGCAGGCGAGGGGCCTCAATCAGTTCCGGCGGATCCTCGAACACCACGTTCGCGAGAAGTTCCATGCCGGCCTCGAACTCGTCGCTTGAGCGCGCCCAGCCCAAGCGATTCAGAGCCTGCTGCTTGTCGTCCTGACCGAAGCCGAACACATGGTTCGCAACGATCTCGGGAACGTCCAGCGGCTTGCCGGGCTCGAATTTGTAGTCCTTGCCGTTCCAGCGACCGACCACGGCCTTCGCGTTGTTGTTGATGACGCGAACGTAGTTGGTTCGATCCTCACCGATCATGACACTGCTCATAACGCCCCCCTGCTAGTTTCCGAATTACTCGATGACGCTCCAGTACGACGTGCCGGCCGAACCGCCCGCATAGATGATCGTCTGGCCGACGCCATCGAACCAAATCTGACCGCCCGTGCTGACCGCCCCGCACACGCGGAACGTCGGCGAGGTGGCGATCGTCTGTCCCGGCGTGGTAGAACCCGCGTTCAACGTCGTCGCATCCTGAATGATGCTCGTGTTGTCCGGGTTGTACTGCACGTTGGCGTTCGCGCCCATCAGGTAATTGATGTCGGCGGACGCTTGGAACAATCCCGGCGTCAACACCGTGGGATTGGTCGACAGGATCGGGCCACCCGCGAACGCGCTGTTGACGCTGATCGCGCCGGTCGGGATGAACACGGGCACGAAGCTCGCGCCGGTCATCGTCGCGGCCGTGATCGTCGTGTAAATCTGGATCGTGGTCGTTGACGGGATCGCCAAAAGTCGGAAGATCGGGCCGTTCAAGGTGCCGATGCCGGTCTGTCCGGTCACGCCCGTGAACGTACCGAAGAAGTTTGCAGCGGTGCCGGCGGCGGGCGTGAAAGTGAGTCCGTGCGCCGCCGTGAACGTGATGGTCGCGATGTTGCCGGAGACCGCGAACGCGCCCGAGGCACCCAGTGCGACAGGCACCTGCGTGGTCTTCAGTTCGGTAAGAAAGACCTCGCCGGGGACTGCAATTTTGCTCTCTGCCATGGTCTTTCTCCGTTAGATCGTGAGGTACGTGTAACCCGTGACGATGCCGCACGACTTCGGTTTCGTGAGGACCAGCTCCGCGAGCGTCAACACGATGCCGATGTAGCCCAACTGGTAGTTGGAGAGCAGCGACTCGAACCCGGAGAACGCGAACGACGCCTGGTCATGCACGTACAGGTTCAAGTAGTTCGTGTTGATGAGGTACAGCAACCCTTCCGGGCAGTAAGGGTCGGCATAGATCGGCACGCCCGCGACATCGAGCGCGCGGAACGCGGCGCGCGGCCGGTCGGCGTCCGAATCGAAGCCGTTGCCGGGCTGGATCTGGTACGACTCCGAGCCGATGATGTCTTGCGCGAGGCGAGTCCATGTGCCGAAGCCCATGATGCCCATGGTCGGCATCTCGGCGCCGTACTTGTTGACGCCTGCGATGTACTGGATCAGGTTCAAGCGCGTCGGCGCGACCGCGCCCGCGGCGTAACGCTTCGACTGCCACCACGCATTGGCCGTGCGGTTGATGTTGCCGTACGTGACCAAGTTGGTGCCGTCGTCGATCGCGCCAGGCAGGCCGATAAACTGGTTCGCAACGGTGTAGTTGTTGTACAGCGCCTGCGAGGCCGCGTCCATCATGTTGTTGGTCGCGTCGTTCATGCGCGCTTCGATGAGCGGGATCACAGCGTGATCCAACTGCACCGCTCCTTCCATCCCAAGGAACGGAATCGGCGTGATGAGCGACTTTAAGTTGAACTCGGCGACAAACGCGCCCTGCTGTGCGATCGGCTGCGCGAACGAGCCGGAGTAGTCCGACCACTGCGTGTTCACAAAGTTCTGGCCTTGGACCGGGACCGTGACGCTCGAGACACCGCCAGATGCGGTCTGCGCGTTGGCGAGCAGCGCGGCGGCGAGCGGCGACGTGTTGTAGAGCTGCACGACCATCTTCGGGATGAACGCGCGGCGGGTCACGTACGTCAGTTCGCTCGCGATCGAGCCCGAGGGGATAATGCCGCTACCAAAAACAGGCATGGGGGATGCTCCTAGTTACTCTGTTGCTTGAAGACCGCGCGCCCCCACGCGATCGGTTTCAATTATCGTGCAATGGCCCTGTTCGCAATGATCTCGTTGACCGCCTCGAACGCGGCCTTGCGGGCGTACGCATTCGGGTTCTTCTGAATTTCCTTTAAGTCGTCCGGCAGCATGATCGGCGTGATGTTCGCCGGCGTCGGCGGCGCGAGCTTGCGCTGCGCGGTCACGTACTTGATCGCGGTGTCGTAGCTCGCGATCTTCTCTTCCGTCATGACCTTCTCGACCTCATCGGGCTCAAGACCCGCCTGCCGGATCTTCGCATGCTGCTCGGCGCGCCGGCCTTGGATCTCCTGCAACTGCACTTTCTCTTGCAGCGCCTGGAGTTCCTTCTGCGTTGCCTCGTTCATGGCGCGCGCCTGGTCTTCCAAGTCGAGCTCGGGAAACTTCGCATTGGGTTCGATCTTCTTCCAGAGCTTCTTCGCCTCGCGGCCAAACTCGGGATGACCGAACAGGCGCTTCAGCGCCAAGCTGTTGCGTTGATCGTCGGTGAGGTTTTCGAGTGACATGACGTGTGTCCCCTGCGATGTCGATTACGAGACCGGCACCTTGCGGATGGTGTTGCCGGGTCGCTTGATGACCATTTTGTTCTTGAACGCCTTGTTCGCAGCGTCCAGGCCGCCCAGCTCGGCGAACCGCGGCGGATTGACGATCATGCCGTCGTCGATGACGTTGGAAACCGGATCGCGCACTTGCATAGAGTCGGACGGATTGAACAGTCGAGTGCCGGGCATCGTGAGATCTCCTACATTCCAGGTGGACGTGGCGGCGGCGCCGCGCCGGGTTTCGCGACCGGCGGTTTCGGCGGCTGCCCAGGACCGGAGAGACCTTGCAGCAACTGCTTGATCTCAGCCGGCATCAATTGATCGGTTTCCTCCTCGTCTTTGCCGAAGGCTTTGCCGAGGATGCCGAGCGCCTTCAAGATGGCATCGCCATTCTTGTTGCCGGTGCCGAACGCGGGAAGTGCCTTCTCCAGCATCTTCATCGCCATGCGTACGTCGACTTTGGCGCCCTCTTGCTGACCTTCCGGCTTCTGCGGCGCCGCCATGGGAGCGGCGGCGGGCGCGGGTTCCGGCGGTGCGCCACCGGGCGGCGGTGCGGGCGGGCCACCGCCGCCCAACGCACTCATCACTTCCGGAGACGCACTCATTGCCGCGCAGCATCCTACGGAAAATTCAATAAGTCAAATTGACGTGTGCGCGTCGTGTACGCCAGAAACGAAAAAGGCCACTCGGTTGAGTGGCCTCCTGGGTGGAACCCGAAGGGAATTACTTCCGCTTCGACTTGCGACCGCGGCGCTTTTTACGGGCCATTTTCGTCTCCTATCATGGGCTATGTTTCCCCCCTCTTGGGATTCGAGCCGTTGCAGCGCCGCCGTGGCGCTAGCGTCGCATCTTACGCTTGTGCTTCCGCTTATGTGCCATGTTTCCTCTCCTTTGCTGACTGAATGCCGGCAATTTTGTCTTGCCGGTCCTGCTGCTCTTTCGCCGCTGCGGCGGGCTCAATCTTCGTCTTCAGGTCGTTGAGCAGTTGCGGCTTCATCGGCAAATTGATGAGCTCCAGCAACCGCTCCTTCGTGATCGCGCCGACCTTCAACGCCTCGAACGCAAGCTGCGTCTGATCCTCGACGAAAATCGGAGAGTTCGAGTGACCGTCCACCTTGACCACAAAGTCAGTCGTGAACTGGTTCGCGATAAACTCCGTTCCGTCGTCGCCGCTCTCTCGGTAACGACGTGTATCGTATTTCTGCTTGATCTTCAAGTACATCGTCGCGAGTTTTTCCAGACTGTCCTCGACGATCATGGCCCGCTTCTTCACGCGCGAACTGCCCAAGCGCGCGAGCTGCGAGGCGTGGCCGCTCGAGCGCACGCCGCTCTCGCCCTTGCCGCTCATGACGTTATTGATGCCGGACGTGTCCTCGAACATCATGTCGATGCGATCCAAGTCTTTCCACAGGTCGTCGGGGATGTTCGGCGACATGGAGTCGACCTTCGCGCCAGGCATGTCGGTTGACACTTGGCCGTCCGGTGTGTCGAACGCGCCCGCGATCTCATCCGTGATGCCGGTGAAACCGATGAACGCGCGCGGCGGGCGGGCTTGCTTTGCCATCATGTGGCGCAGCTCCTCCCATCGCGTGTTCAGGATTTCCTGAATCGGAATCAGCCGTTCGACCTCGGAGAACCCCCAGAAATAGTCGTACGCCGGCAGCGGGCAGATCTGAACGAACGGCGGGTCGTTTTTCAGGAACATCGACTCCAGAGGCCGGTCGAAGATGGTCACGTACGGCTCGCCCATCGTCACGACACGATAGTCGGACAGTTCCGAGTCGTAGATGTACAACTCCTGCATCTCCAGCATGTCTTCGCTGACCTTCGGTCCATAGCGATTGATGAGCGCCAAGTTGAAGTCGACGTTGCCGACCACGTTGCCGGTGAGGCCAATGTTGGTCTGGCTCGTGATGATGCGATCAAGCGGCGTCAGCGCGGCTGCGTTCTGCTTCGGTCCGGCCACGACCTCGTTTTTGATCTGCTCGGCACGCGGGTGATTGCACGCGGCCAACTCGTCGAACAACTGCGAGCGGGTCATGTAGTAGCAGTGCGAGAACGCTTCTTGCGACGACAGCATCGGCGAGTCTTCGCGCAGCACGCCGAAGTTATGCGGCTCGACCGGGAAAGGTTCAATGCCGTTGATCTTCCAGCGCGGTTTGATGAACATGGAGCCGTACACGAGGCTCCAAGTGAGCGAGTTGCCGAACACGATGTCCGAGTTCGAGTTGTTCCACTCGTCGTTGATACCCTGATTGATCGGGTCGACCTTTGGGAACTCCAAGTTCGAGACGCTGACGCCCAACTGCGTCGAGAAGCGCGTCGTCTCCTGGCTGTAAAGGAAGCTCGTCAGTTGGTCGATGTGCGGATAGATCTTGTTGAAGCGCGCCGGGAAGTCCGATGTGCCGTCGCAGCCGTACATGTAGTAATTGCGGAAAGCCTGGTACGCGCGGCGGCGCTCGCCTCGAGACGCCATGCACTTGCGCGCGATGTCCTCGAAGAACGCATAGCGAGCCTCCGGCTCTTTCGGAATTTGCACGTCAGGCAGGCGCCGTCTTGTTGACGACGATCGGCGTCGGGCCGCGCGAGAGGACCGGCTTCATTCGCGTAACCACGTTGTCGGGCTGCGCGCCGATGGCCTGCGGGTTGAAGGTCTTGGCCGTCTCGCCCTCGCGCTGTGACCAGCCAGGCGCGTTGTGTTCGACCTCGCCCCAGGTCGGCGCCATCTGCTTGCCGCGGCGCACGGCGTCCATGACCGACTCGCCGTCGCGCGAAGTCGGGATATTGGTCATGCCGTAGGACTTGGCGAGGTTGCCGATCTCGCGGTCGGCGACTTTGGTGGCCGCGGACTTCAGGCCCGGCGCAGTCCGAATCTCTTGCGCGACGAAGCGCGCCGAGCAGCCGTGTGGGCATTCCGGTTCAAACGCCTCGAATGGCCCGTGGGCCAAGCAGCGGAACTCACGGAGGATCGCCATGCAATATGTAACCTTGGTTTGACTGCGGCTGTCAAGGTGCTATGCTTTCTCGGGTCGGTGTGTTGACGCAGGCAGATCCATCTCCCCTGCCATGCGAACTCTTAAGGCGGCCTCATAGCCGCCTTTTTTTATTCTTGACGCTCGGCGGCTCCCACTCCGGCACGTCGCGAAAAATCGATCGGAACTCCGGCAGCGGCGGCGGGCGCGACTCGACGCGCGGATGCAGGGTCAGGCCGTTCAACGTGACGTGACCGCGCACGATGCGCGGGTCGATGCGCTTCGGGATCACCACGGGTCGCGATGGGTCGACATACACGCCCTCCTGTTTCCGTCCGACGAGCTGCGGCACGATGCGCCCTTCCAAGATCTCGCGCAAGCGATGCGTCAGGCGCACCTGTTCCTTCGGCCAGATCCACCCCACTGTCAACAGTCGTGTGATGCGCGTCTTGTTCAGTCCCAGAGCCCGCTCAAGACCGGCCCGGCACCATCCTGTTTCCGGGTTTTGGAGCAGCATCCGTATCGTGTCTCGGATCTCCTCGAAGCGCATCACGTAGGGTGAAATGATCTCGTGCGGGTGATCCCGCGTGTACATCTTGCCGTTGCCGCCGTCGACCTTCATCGGTTCATGCGGCGCGGGTCGAGCCCCACCTTCTTCAGATAGTTCGCGACCAGACGGTCGACGACGCCTTGCGCGCCGCCAGCCTCGGCCTTGGTCACGAGGTCGTACGTCGCGTTGTACGTGATGAGTTTGGTGCGCTCTTGGTCGTTCCACGCGATCACGGCGAGGCCTGCGGCCATGACCCGATCGTCCTTCGCGCGCCCGTGCGCGGCCGGCGCGGCACCGCCTTCTCGCTCAATGGTTTTCATCTCGTCGAGCAGGCCTCGAGACTTCACGATGACGAAGCCGCGCTCGTAGTAGTCGCGGAACTGGTTCATCATGCGTTCCTTCATCTCGTGACCCATCATCGTGTGCATGGCGCCAGGGCCTGAGAACGAGTCCAAGCGGCGATAGAGGTACTTGCGCATGTTCTTAGTCACGGCCATAAGCGTGCGCGCGTCGCGGCTGTTTTGGTCGGACATGCCCTTCGCGACCATGGTCCGCTGCATGTTCTCGAGTTCCGCTAGTACTCCCTGTCCTGGGCCGTTAATTTCCAGATTAACGCGACAAGGTTCATACGCGCCCGCCAGGTACGCCAGTACCCATGCAAAGCTGTACGTCGCCATACTGGGATCAACGAACTCGGCGACTTGGACGAGTCGATCGGCGTAGCAGCGCCACACAGAACAACAAAATCGGTCCGCCCACTCTGATGAGCCGTATGCCGGATCTGCACCAAGCACGTACGTTCCCTTGGCAACCGGCTCCTCCCAAACTCTAAGCGTAGCGAGCTTCTCGGATGTGGCAAGTAAGGTGGTGTCACTGAAGTGCGTCCCGATTTGAATGCGGAAAGAGCGCGGCCGAGGATAGGTGCGCTCCAGTTTATAGCCGTCGCTGATCGATTGCGACGTGAAGAACTGCGATCCGGTGGCAATGAACGCATGGTTCTCGGTCGGCGGGTACTCCTGCATCATGGAGTCCTCATCGCCCATCGCTTCGGTGAGCTTCCAGCGCCACCAAGCCATCTGCGTGTCGTCGATCTCGGCGCCGTAGAGGGACTTGATCTCCTTGACCCACTCGCGCTCATCCGCCGAGAGACGCCCCTTTGGTCCCCAGTACACCTTCCAGATGTCAGAGTGCCTTGGCGCGCGATAGAACTGATTACTCCACCACGTGATGAAGATGGCCTTCTGCGTGACGCCTTTCTTCGCCTCCTGCCACATCTCCTCGAAGTGGTTGAAGCCGCGCGCAGTCGACTCCCAGTGATAGAAGCGCAGCGGATTGGTCTCGGCGAGCGATCCTTGCAACGACTTCAAGCCATCCGGATCGCCCCACGAGCTCATCTCGGTCGCATGCAGGAACGGCAGCGCCGCCGAGCGACCGAGCGCGCCACCGCCGGTCTTTTTCACACCCGCGACCCGGAACATGAGTCGCGACTTGTTCGCGAACACCATGGCGTTGCGGTTATTAATCAGCCGCCGCCGTTTGTAATCATCGGGCAGCCCATCGTAGTACATGTCAAGCGTGACGCGGAACTGATCGCGTGAGGGCTCGTCATGGGTGACAAGCGCGCCCGACAGACCTTTGTGCTTGAATATCCAGTACAGGTCGAACGCAAGGCTGATAGTTGAAATTCCAATTTGACGGCACTTGAGAGTGACAAAATTGCGGATCCCATTTTCCATGCCATCCGTGATCTGATTCAGTAGCTCGGTCTGCGTGCCGAGCAAACTGCGACCCAAGTAAATCTCGCCCTGCTCTTTGGTGTCGATGCGCAGCGCGTTCGCGAACCGATAGAAAGCGCGCAGGTCGAAGCCGGTCTGCACGTCAGGCGGCCGGCGGACTCTCGTTGGGCGTGTTCCTGGTCGTGTTCCAGCGCACGTTCGACATCGGCAGGTCGCAGTGATCGCAGACCGCCTCGCCGCCCTTGACGAGCACGAACAGTTGCCCGTGACACTCGGCGCAGGCCATCACGATTTGTCGGTCGACGCGCATGCGCCGCATCTCGAGCACGTCGCCCATCAGTTGAGTGCTCGGGTGCCGGGCTGCGCGCGCATGATGGCCTTGGCGAGCCGGTCCATGTCGTGGGTGGCGCTGTCGAGCAACTGCCGCACGCGCGCCGTCGCGTGGGTCAAGTCCTCATCGCGCAGGATCACGTTCTCGTTCTCGACCCCGAACGAGATGCCCTGCTTCAACACCGCGTCCAGGTGCTGAATGGCGCGGATCAGGGGCGCGTACGGCGGCTCCGGCGGCACCGGTTCGCGCACGGTCCGTCTCATCGGCGCGCCGGCCTAGTCGGCCTTGATGGCGGGCGCCGGGTCAGCGGTCGGCGCTGCGGGGGCCGCACTCAACGGCTCCTTCGGCGGGTCGGTCACGGGCGGCGAAGGCAAGGGCCCACTGGTCGGCGCGTGGTGCAGGTGCAGCTCGTTCGCGATCCAGTTCCAGTCGGCCTTGAGCGCGCCCCAGACGCGGGTGTACAGCGCCTCGACGCGCTGCGCAAGCGTGCTCGCGTCGCCTTTGAGCACCGTCGCAGCCGAGTCCGGGTGGCCTTTCAGCGCCGCCAGCGCGCGGTCGTCACTCGATCCAATCGCATCCGTCATGGTGCACTCCCATTGCTGTCAAAAATTCACACGCGGTCTCGCGCTGGGTCGCCAGCCCTAAGAGGGCCAAGAGCACAGTGAGCGCCAAGAGCAGCACGCACAAGCGTAGCGCCAAGGTCATCCGCTCTGCTCGTCGATCGCCTTGTCCTCGGCGGCCTTGCGGTCGTAGATGTTCTGCACCGCGGTCGGCTTCGTGCCGGAGGCGGTCGGCTTCGCGCCTTGCTGGTTACTTTTCTCGCCCACCGGCACGTCGGTCGTGCGCCGCGCCTCACCCTGCGCACGCTTCGCGACGCTCGCCATCGCCGCCTTGACTTTCTCTGGATCCGGCGGTTTCACGCTCGGCCTTTGCCGCGTCGTCTGCCCTGGCACCTCGACGCCCATCGGTGAACCGTAGCTCGGTTCGTCGGCCATCGCGCGTCAGCCCGGCGTGCCGCGGCGCGCGGCCTTGGTCTTGGTGCGGTACTTGCCGGCAGACCCCGGTGCGCGCCGACCGGCGCGGCTCTTGGGATCTGGCCCGCGCTCGCGGTTTGCTGTCGGCATCGTCCTCCAACCCATGGTGCGCCCTCCAGACCTACAACCTTGGCTCCAAGCTCTACAGCTTGGCTCCTTTGCGCAAATTACACACCGGGGCCAGCAGTTGCAAGTTTTCCGGCCCGTTCGTCCCGCCGCGCGCGAGCGGCACGATGTGGTCGACGTGGAATCCTGCCCAGAGCGACCGTCCACAGCCGCACGCGCAGCGCATCTGCTGCCGTTGCTTCATGGCATCGATCTCAGACATCCGGATCGGTCGCAACCCTTGCGCGCGTCGTTTTGCGGCGTGTGTGGCATCGCTTGCTCGGCGGCATTCCCGGCAGCGCGGTGAGCGCTTCCCAGATCCGTGGCGTCGGAACCAGCCGCGCGATAGGTTGCGGTGGCAGCCGGTGCAGCGGCGTAGCAAGGTCTCGGTCATAACCCGTTGTAGCGCTTTTTTTTGGGGCGGGGAAGCGGTGGCGGAGACGCGCCCGCTCGGCCGCCGCCCAATCGCCGCGCGAGCCGCCGCGATTTAACATAACGCGCCGCGCCCGCCACCCGAAGCCGAGCACACGCCGAGCTCGAGCTGCCGGCCTGGCGGTGCGCGCGCGTGCTGACGCCGCTGCGCGCTTGAGGGCCGAAGTGGCCGCGTGGCCCAAGTCGCCACCCTCGGGGTCTGCGGGCACCTCAAGGTCCCGAACGCCCGAGCTCGCCGCCGCGCTGGCGCGCGTCGCCGGCCGCGATCGCGGTGCTCACGCCGCCTTGAGGTCCCGTTCCACGTGAAACGCCGCCCCGGAAGCGCCAGGCCGGGAACCGCATTATGTCGCCTCGCCGCACCCGCCGATCCGCACTGCATTATGTCGTGTTGCGGTGCGATTCTCGTGTCCACCAACCATGGTCGATCGGAATATAGGGAGGGGGGGTATACTATCACCACCCTCGCCTTAGAACCTAAACCGCACCGCAACATTTCCCGCCTGTAACGCCTGCTCACGTAACAGATCGCACTCTAAAAGCTCTTAGTAAATCCTATTACTATATATGTTAGGATTTACTAGGGACTTTTATAGGTTACTGTGAAACACGCCCGTTACAAACTTGCATAGTGCCTCGCACGGGCTTAAATTCGCCTATTCTTACGTCACACCTATAGGTTAACAACCAATGAGAAATGTTAGCATTGTGGTCGATGATCGCATCTGGAAGCAGTTGGCGGTGCACTGTCCGAAGTTCCAGCGCAGCCGGCAGCAAGTCGTGCGCGACCTGATGTACACGTTCGTCGAGAAGTGCGCGCAGGGGAAGCAGCTCAAACTGACGCGCTCGCCAGTCGAGAATCCGCGGCTGCAACTGCCAGAGGGGCACGGCCTACAAGAGACCGACCAGCCGGGCATGTTTCGGCTCGTCAAGATCAACCCGTTCACGGGCATCATTTCGGAGATCGTGCGCGAGCCGCAGCCGCTCGAGGAGGGGGCGGCGACGTACGACGCGCCGCCTGGGGCGGACTTCTGAGTGCACGTCCATCTTCGACGCGGCGAGTGACAATTTTTGTCACTTTTGGCCGGTCAGAAACTGACAATTTTTGTCAGTTATGGGCGCACATCGGTCAACTGGGCGCCAATTTGAGTTGGCACGCGCGTTGCATCAGTGTTCAGTGAGGCCGGCAGATAAAGCGGCCCGAACTGAACCGACACACACTGACTGACACACACTGACTTTGAGGAGATACGCACATGTTCATAGTCACCTTCGCGAGCGACGCCGGAATCGTCTTCGAGACCGTCGCGCTGGCCGCCTTCGTCGACACCCTGCTCGAGCTCGCCGCCGAGGGCGAGTCCGTCACGGTCGAGCCGATCGGGTAGGCGCTGAACCCTGGGGCCGCGGCTTGAAGGCGGCTCCAGGCTTGAACGACCACACCGACATAAGGAGATCAACATGAAAACATTCGAGATTGGCAAAAAGTATTACGCGCGCAGTCTCTGCGACCACAATTGCATTTTCACGGTCGAGGTCTTGGCGCGAACCGCGCAGACCATCAAGGCGAGGGTGGATGGCCGTGATTTCAAGACGCTGCGCATCGCCGTTCGCGGTGGCGCCGAGAGGGTGCGGCCGCATGGCTCGTACAGCATGGCCTGCACGATCGACGCGACCGATGACGTGCCGCTCTACCCGGACTGGCACAAGCCCGTGCTTGACGCCGAGAGCGAGGCTGAGATCAAGCGAGCATCCGCGTACGCCGAGCACGTCGCCTATTTTGTCGATCAGATGGTGTCGCGATGAGTCCGGCAGAGCAGCACCTGCGCGCCGCCCGCTTTCACCTGCGCCGCGCCCGCGAACAGTTCAAGCGCGCCCAGTTCATGGTCGACACGTTCGGCGACTTGCCGGTCTGCGTGTCCACAATGCGCTTGGCTCAAGCCACGTTAAGGGTGCGCGCGCTGCGCGTCGAGCTCGCGCTGCGCGACGTGCGAGTGGATCGCTTCGACCGGCTGCGCCGAGCGCAGCAGTCCGCCGCGGTGGACGCGGACTTGGAGCGGCGCTCAAGGTTGTCTAACGTGTCCATTTTGCGGCTGCAAGCCGAGTAACGAGGAGTGAAACCATGAGTGGCCAATCAGATCAGAAGCGGTGGCAGGATCACATGCGTAGTTTGGCGCTCGACGACGATCGAGACGACTCGGACGCGGACAGAGAGCGCGTCGAGGATCCGGGCCGCGACGTGATCGACGAGTCTCGCCGCCAAGATGCTGCGGCTTTGAACAGATGGGTTCAGTCATGATCGGCTTGCTCTTGTTACTGGTCGTGACGCTGGTCGTACTGCGCTATGGCTTGAGCCGAGACGAGCGCGACAAACGCATTTCGCCAGAGCGGCTGAACCGCTATCGCATCACTCCCGACATGAGGACACAGCGACCATGAGCGACACCGCAGCAGCCGTGACGATCAGTTTGCCGTTTTTCTCCGCGCTCCGCGCGGCGGCGTGCTTGAACTTGGCGGCGCGCCGCATCGAGCCGACCGACGAGCAGATGGCCGACGAGTTGCGCTCCGATGCGGTCGCGATTTTGCATGCCTGTTATGTCAAGGAGAGAATTTAATGTTCATCGTGGCGGTTATCATTGTTATAGTGTTGCTGCGCGAAATGTATGCGGCCTTTTGCGATGGCTTTTGGGCGATCGGTGCACTCCTGCTTTGTGGCGCGCTGGGGATTGCGCATCTTGCGCTATGAACGTTAATGGCGACGTGGAGATTTGCGACGCCCATTCTTGGCACGCGCCATGCCCTTATTGCCGCATCCGTGAGTTGGAGGATGCGCTGCGGAACGCGCAATCGAAATTACTTGAGGTCGTGGATCCAAGGATGAATGTGCGCGCTGACATCATACCGGCGAGCGTCATTGCCATCGTACCGTTGCTGAATCAATTGCAATCAGCGTTAGGATCGACTTTGGAAACGCCAGCGGAGTACGTTCAAGCGTGTGGGGTCCAATCTCCAGAGAATTGGCCTACACAGAAAATCGAGGGTAAGCCATGATGACCTTTTGTGTCGGATTCGCGTCGGGCTTTGGCTTCGCAATCGCGCTGCTGTGGCTTGCACGATATCCTGGCGATGACAGCGGCGAGTGACGGAGTGAAGCATGAGTAAGCCGAGGTACGTCGAAGTGACGTTGCCGGATGAAATCCTGGCCCTGGAAAATTCCAGCTGTGAATTAGATCAGCCGTTCACGTACCGTTATCGCTACGGGATGCGACTGTACGGCGACGCCGACGAACTGCGCGCATGGCGATAGAAGCGAGCATCACAATCTCAATCAGAGGCGAAATAGTTTATGGCGCTGGTAGCTCAATATCCCGCGATACTCGAAGGCGGGTCCGAGGCATCGGATGGTAGAGCGGCCCCGGCAGGGGAAGGTTGTCGGTTCAAATCCCTCTCAGCGTCACCCTTTTAACATACATCCGCAACTAACTATGGGCTGGGTAGTTCTGGAGGCTCGCGGAATCGCGATAACCCGGATGCCCTGGGCGATTGCAAAGCCGGTATCGAACCCGGCCCCGGCCCTTCTTTCACTACCAAACCCGGAGTTGAGCAATGAAAGAAAAATCGACTCACAATCCGATGGACGTGCTGAAGCATGAGTGATTCCGCCACAACCGCAACAGAATGGGCGGATCAATTCGGAGCGCCGCAGTGCAACTGCCCTCCGCACGTCGGTCCTTATCACTGCGCAGCGTGCCCACGAGGACAGTGGTGGAACAACGAAGGTCTGCTGATTCAACTGGGTTTAGGCAAAGGCTCAACGGACAGCGGAGAAGTGAAGCCATGAACAATGCTTATCCGGTTAAAACCCAATGACTGAGTATCCAAAAATAACCAGCACTATGCGCGTTTTGGTGGCGTGCGAGTTTAGCGGCGCTGTCAGGGATGCCTTTTTGGATCGCGGAATATGGGCTTTTAGTTGCGACCTCTCGCCAAGCGAAGGAAAGTACCCAAAGCACCATTATCAGTGCGACGTTCGTGAACTGTTCAAAGGTCGCGTTGCGCACAGCATGGCGCTGGAAGGTCAGCAGCCTGCTTGGGACCTGATGATAGCGCATCCGCCCTGCACCTATCTGGCATCCTCTGGTGCTCGCTGGTGGCCGAAACGTCAAGCAGAACAGAAGGCCGCGCTGGCGTTTGTCAAATGGCTGATGGATTGCCCCGTGCCGCGCATCGCCATAGAGAATCCCATTGGCATAATCAGCACGCGGATTATGAAGCCAGCGCAAATCATTCAGCCCTATCAGTTCGGACATCCAGAATGGAAATCCACATGTCTATGGCTCAAAAATTTGCCGCTGCTGAAGCCCACCAACGTGGTGCAGCCGGACATGCATGTAGGGGGCGGAAAACGTCCTGGACGCATTTCCAGTCGGTTGCACCGCTTGGCGCCTGGGCCAGAAAGGCAGAGGGAAAGATCCCGTACATATTCCGGGATTGCGAACGCGATGGCTGCCCAATGGGCGATAACCGGATAAGCATGGAAAAATCGACTCACAATCCGACACAGAAGGAAAGCAATCGTGAGCGAGTGGGAATTTAGTGCCTCCATTGAGAATGATGGCGACCTTTGCCTCGAATGGTACAAGAGCAAGGGAAACGTCGTAACGGTATGCCTCAATCCGAATCACGGATGCGTCAAAGGCTATCCCGGCATGCCGCAGCTTGGCGAAGTGCGCGGCCCCTTAACTCCCGATGGAGGATCAGAGCATGGTTAAGCGAATCGACGTGCTGCTGTTCGACGGCGAACCTAGCGTCAGTTGCGTGCGTGCCGCCGACTACGACGCCCTCGCCGCTGAGCGCGACAAGTTGGAAGACGACATCATGGAGATCCACCCGCGCATGGTGACAGCCGAGGTCCGCGTTCGCGAGCTTGAGGCCGAGCTTGCTAACTACAAGGGCGCGATCGATGCGCTGCAAGCCCGTATCGCGGTACTCAAAACCACGTTGCGCGATCTTCTGGCGTTGGCTGATATTTCTCAGCCGAGTCCTGACCTTGTTCCTGGGGTGGTTCGACGCTCCCGCGCAGTCGTCGATGCGTGGTTTGGAGAACAGGACCGCTTACCTACCGACACAGGAGGAAAAGAACAATGAGAAATGCTCAAGACGGAGACCTAATCGATTGGGTCGAGTTTCCCGATACCACCCGCCGCGACTCTGAAATTGTGAGGTCTGGTTTGGAGGGGCAACTGGTATGGCACGAAAGCAACCTCGGAGACCACGGAGAGCATTGGGTCTTGCGGGTGAAGAACGGAACGGAGGTGCTGAGATTTAACGCCAGGTACATTTCGACTGTTTGCTGGTCAACACCCGATGGAGAAGTAAATGCAATACCCAAATGACGACGGCCCGATCCCGCAGCGAAGTCTGATGGATGATCCGCTCGAAAATTGCCCGTGGAAGTGCTTGCCAGACGCCCCGCACTGCGTATGCCGGGAGGCCTCCAAAGCGGTCCCCAAAATCACGGCATCATTGCGCGCTGACCGCGACGCCAACATAGCCGCTTGGGAGCGCGTACTTGGCAAGCGCAGCGAGGGGGAAGCCCAGTCGTATATCCGCGAGCTTGAGGTGGAACACGCCAAGGCTGAATTGCGAATCAAGGCAATAATTGAATGGCTCGAAAGGAATCAGCCTAACGTATTTTCGCGTGGCATATGGGACGCCGTACCCGCATCACAATCTGACAAACCGGCGTAGCTCATTGATCCGCGCCGTCGCTATCTGCTCCCTCCTCACCGGCTGCACGGAGCTTTGCCGCGATCGCCCGCTCGCGTGCGGGATTGCTGGCGCACTTGTTGCTGCGGAGGCGGTCACTTTAATTAATAAACGCGGCCGGCCAGACATCAGCACTTGCGCGGAAATCTCGGGGGGTGGAAATGCGGCAGCAGGCTACTGTGCTCCGATTCCGCCAGGTCCTAAACCGCTTTAATCCATTTTCGCTTGATCCCAACTTCCGTCCTTGTGACCTTGCTTTGAAATCCGCGCGCGCGAAGGATCTTGGCTACGCGCTTTTGAACTAGCGCATTCATATCTCGTGGATTTAACTGCAACACATTCGTAATCAGGTTGGGAATGTCAACCTCGATGAGCGATTCTAGATGTCGCTCAAGTAATGACTCCCAAGGGTCAATGTCGCGCCTCGCCTCGCGTTGCACGGCGGCCTCAGTCTCAGGTACTTGCCACCACGACTCGCCGCAGTTGAAGCGTGCAACCGACTCCGCAAATAGCTGGTCGCGATTCGTCTCCAGATATTCGCGCGAGATCTCCGTGCATCGCACCGGCCAAAAGCGACGCGCACCGGTCTCGTCGGTGTTCCAGTCGTCCAAGTTGGTCGTGCCGGCAAACACGCAGCGCCGTGGAAAGTCGGCGGCAAATTTTCCGTAGGGGGATCTGAACCGATCCGTGGCCGTCGTGATAATTCCTTTGATTCGTTCGATGTCGGCGCGACGGAAGGCGTGCAGTTCCGAGATCTCGCAAAGCATCTTGCCGGCGATCGCGATATAGAAATCCTTCGACATGATCGATTCGTGGATCTCGGCGAAGTAAGGGCCGCCCAATATCTTGAGCGCACTCGACTTGAAAATACCCTGCGAGCCCTCGAAAATCGGCATGGAGTCGACCTTGCAGCCTGGTCGGAACACTCGAGCCACCATGCCGATCAGGAAACACTTCCCGACCGCCGCCGTGTATTCGCTCGCCGCAGTACCAAAACCGTCCGGCAGCAACCGTTCCAACCGATCCTCACCGTCCCAAGTTAGCGAGTTGAGCCAGTCCTTCACCGGATCGAAGCGGTGCTCGACGGCGTAGAGCTCGATACCCTCCTTGACGATGCCGGATCGGATCTCCTTCAGGCTCAGTTCCCGCTGCAAAATCGCCGTCAGTCGGTACAAGTGTGCGTCAGAGAGCTCATCCCGACCGATCATGATGCGGTTCGAGAACTCATCGAAGCGGATGTCAAACCCGCCGCGGAGTTTCAGGGCCGCGAGCACGTTGTGCGTGTTCATGACCGGCATGCCGTTTTGCTTGCACACGTACTGCGGTTGCCAGCGGTCCGGTGTGACTTCCTGCGGCCCAGCTTGGATGACCTCGGCCGGCGCGACGGTCTGGACTCGAGCGACGCGCCGCGGCGGATCCTCATGCGCGAGCGGCGCGTCCTCGACCGGCTCGACCTCACGGGTGTGCGCCTTGGCGTATGCGATCAGCTCTGCTGCGGTGCGGCCTTCCTGCTCGCCGTCCGCCAGATCCCAGCCGTCCTCGAAACTGGCCGTATCGACGACGCGAACGGCGCAATCCAAGGCCATCAGGCGGCCCGCAATGCCCGCCATGGCCTGACGCCCCGGCTCGTCGGCGTCCGGCCACAGCGTCACCTGGCGGCCTTGTAGGGCCGCCCAAGCGGCATGTTTCCACCCGCCGACACCGCCCAGCCATGAGAGGACCGGCCTGCCGGGGAAGAACCGCTGACCGGCGTCGGCCGCTTTCTCACCCTCGACGAGCAGCACGGCGGTATCCAGTCGCGCCAGCCGGTCGAGTCCGTACAGCGGTCGCGGCTTCGGCGGCGCCTTAGCGAGCCAGCGCGTACCTATCCAGATCCAAGGCACATACTGCTTGCGCATCCCTTCCGGCTCGTATCGCGCTACGGCCATGAGCGGCCCTTCGGCGTCGCGGTAGATCCAAAACGCGAGTGGGGCCCCAAACTTGTAGTGCTTGAACAGTGACGCCTGAAACTCCGCGTGCGGCGGTCGCGCGATCTGAATGTCCTCGCCGTCATCCTGCGGGTGGACGTGCCCGTTGACGCGCGGCCGATCCTCGGCACCCAACCGCTCCGCCGCTTCGAGGTTGTCGATGCCGTTGATCGCGGCATACAGCGACACCAGATCGCCGCCGGTAAACTCGGGGTCCGCGAAGTCGGCCCACTTGCCGGAAAGTTTGTTGACGCTGAAGCTGTCGCCCGAGCCGCCGTGAATGTCGCTACACACGTACTCGTGGCCGCGGAACTTGCCGCCAGGAAGCCACGTCGGCAACAGCGTGTCCGCCTGCCCGACGAGCTGCGCGTTCAAGGCGCCAAAATCGATCATTCGTGCGTCAGCTTCAAAATGCGGATGGCATAGATCGGCGTCGGCCGCAAGCCGCATCGCCACGCGCGCACCGTCTGCGCCGCGACACCGACCAACCGTGCGACGCCGCGCGAGTTGACTTGGTGCTTGCGCATCAAGCGCCGCAGCTCGCGTCTATTTCGGGTCATGGAGAACCATATAAGCCGACTCGACCGAGTTGACGAACGCACCGACGCCGCCAGCGACCGTTACGGCATCGGCCCATTCCTTCTGGCCCGCGCCGTATCGACCGGCGCCGACCTTGACTTCGAGACTCACAAACTGAGCGATCGTTGCACCCACCATTTCGGGCGTGATTTTGAGGGCGCGCCACCCGATCAAATCGCCGCTACCGACCGCGAGCCCGTAGGAAACGCGCTGCGGTGCGTGAATGATGACCGAGCCATCGTGGCGCATGACGCTGCGGCCAAGCCATGCTTGCCCGACGTTGTTGCGGAATAAACGGCAGGGGCCATGGCTCAATTCCAGTTGAATGCGCTTACGAAGTTCCGTCTCGTTCATGACAATGACTCACACCGACTGACGTTTTTTGGCGCGACCAGCGAGCACGTGCGCGGCCCAGCCTTCCGGGTTCTTGTAGTTGCGCATTCGCGCGAGCGCGGTCAGAGTTTCGAGCGTTTGTGCGCTGTGGACTTGGAACGACTTTTTTTGGCGCTCACGGCGCGCGGCGAGTTCTTCAGGCGTGACTTCTTCGAGGGTTCCGGATTCGCGCCGCAACACTCGTGGCTTAACTGGGAAAGGCTTTCCGCAATCGCGGCATACACTCGTGCCTGATTTTTGAGCACTCCAGCAAAACGGGCAGACGCGGACTGATAGCGATGGCTTTGCGGCGCCTCTGCTTCGAGCACTGCCCGCCAGACTCCATTCGCGTTGCTCAGTTGGCAGTCCATGTCGGAGACAGTTGCCCGAATGATCGAGAATAGTAGCGTGGCTTTTGCCGGGGAAAACGCGCAGTATGCGCCCGCACTGCTGGAGCCATAGACCGAGGCTCTGAGTAGGCCGTAGAGAAATGCCAACTTCGATTCCTGGGCAGTCGAAGCCTTCGCTGATGAGGTCGCACGAGACGAGCCATTTGATGCGTCCATTTTTAAACTCCGTGATGATTTGTCGTCGTAAGGTTCGGTC